GTTCTGCCATTTTTTACTGTAGCAACTAATGTTTCTCCAAAATTATCTAATGACCATGAAGCAGGATCTATTATTACATTTGATGTAAGAGATGTTTGTCCCCAGGCAGTATAATATTCTACTGTAGCTCCTGAACTATGTGCGGATCTGGTTCCTGCTACATCTCTAGTTATTCCCGTTAAGTCGTTGCTTGATATACCAGTGTATGAAATAAATTCTGCACCTACTTTTATTGTCCCTGACGTAGGAAAATTTGCAGTAGAATTTAAAGTGATACTCGTGCCCGACCCACCAGTTCCAGCTGTATCATCGTTTAAAGATCCGTTTAAAGAATTAGTCAAACCAGAAGCACCTCCATAAGTAGATGTGCCCCAACCATATCCAGCCGATTGAGCAAGCGGGCCAACTTTAACATATGGATTTATTGTTGCTGATCCGGTGGCCGTTGTCGTTCCAGATGCAGCTGTAGAAACTTGTATTGTAAATGTATCTAAAGTGTTTGTTAAAACTTCAAACGTGTTATCTGTAAAAACTGTAGTAGCATATCCTGAGCCTGTTGGAACAGAAACAGATGTAAAAGTAAATAAATCACCCGCCTCTAAACCATGACCTGCTTTATTTACTGTTATAGTTTGAGGTGTCGATGTAGATGCTATTGTAAAGGTTGCTCCTGTTATAGCAGTATCGAGTGGTGTTATGTCGTAAAATTTTCCAGAATAATAAACAAACAAACCTTTGTGTGTACCAATCGCTGAATATTTTCTACCGTCAAGATCAGCCCAAACATGTTGATCCCTTGCTACACCCACTAAAGTGTCACTAGTAAGTTGCTCCCAACCACCTAATTTTTCAGGCAGTCCATATCTAAATCTAACAAAGTCACCATCTACCCACTGTCCCTCTGCTCCAGTTTCAGTTACTTGTTTGTTAAACCCAGGTCTTATTGGTATCGTATTTAAAGGCATCAGTAATTATAACATAATAGATAATTGAAATCTATTTACCTCATAAATATTTGAACAGATATTCTTGGCATAATAGGACTCAATACGGTGTTAACTTTGTGTTGAAATGGTGATTTAATAATAACTAATGAATTACCAATAATAGGTATAAAACCATGGGCCTTTTCATCTGCAAACATAAATTCACCACCCCATTGAGTGCTCCATTTATTATTTAAATAATACGAACAACCGTAATCCCAGAGGTGATCATTATGCCAATTTATGCCTGAGCCTTTATTTAAAAAGTGTATAGTAGAAATCATCTTCTCAACATCTTTATCAAATTTAAAAAAAGGGTTATTTCTTACTAAAATTTTCAATTTCTCAAAAGGTTTGTAATCTCTAACTCCAACAACTTGTGGAGATATTAAATTATTTATTAGGTCATCTGACCAATGATTTTTAGCTGGGCCTAAATTTATTTTTTTACGTTCTTTAATAATGGCGTTGTGAATTCCTTGATAAGTTTCTTTATCTAAAAAATCATGTATCCACCATAACTTATTGGGTATTGAATAAACTAATCTCATATCTGTGATAATTCATACTGGTCATAAGCATGTTCTGTATATGGCCCATTTTTATCGATATAGTGCATGAAAAGCTGTGCCATACCTTCTCCTTCATAAACACCTGGCCTCCAATGATAAGCTTCATGTCCTGGATATAATAAAGCTTCACCCTCTAATAATTCAAAAGATTTATCTTCAATAATTATAGGCCAATCATCATATTTTTTTATACAAACCGTTATAGAAACTTCACAAGCAGGTCTATCTATATGTTTATCTAAACTACCACCAAACACATAATATCTCCAATAAGCATATGTAGGTAACAAGGTTAATCCACTTTCTTTTTCTACTTTAGATAATTTTGTGCTGAGCATTGCACTCATCAAAGGATCACTATACCACGCAGGTGAAAAAGATTGTTCGTCTATTCTCCAATCAGTATTTTTATCTAATCTGTTATAGCAATATTTTTGCAATAAATTTAATTCATCTTTATCAAAAAAATTTTTAATTATTTTAGATTCTACCGCAGCCATGCAACAATACTATATCTAGTCCCTTCTATAATTGGTGTTATACCATGTGGATACATAAAATTACTAGGAAAAAATACTGCATCTCCAACATCTAATTTTAATCTTTTTATTTCTTGATCTTTTTGGTCTGTAAATATTAAATCTCCACCTTCATATTCATCATTTAAATTAAATATAATACTTAAATGTCTAGTGCTATCGCTGTAATTGTCTACATGAACGTCATATTTTCCTCCACTTGTATATTTTAATAGATCTATTTGTGCTAACTTTTTACTTTGCATTTTAGGAAATTTACCTTTGTAAAATAAATAGAGTCTATGAATTTCAGATTTAATAAAATTCCAATAAAACAAATTTGTTGGTGTTTTAAAATTTAAAGTAAAACCTTTTACATTTCTAATATTTTTATCTACAATCATTTTTTCAATGGTCAAATTTTCTGTGGCTTTTTTTTCAATTAAAGGAATTATTTTTTTTATAAAATCTGGATGTAATATTTTTTTTAAATGTAATATTGATTCAGTGTGATCCATTTTTATCTTTCATGTACCAAGCAGCTAACGTGTATCTTGGCCCTTTTTTTATTGGCATAACCCCATGTTTATATTCTACACCATTAAAAAATAATGCTCTACCTTTTTTTGGCATGATAATTGTACCTTCTTCAAAAAATGTTTGTCCACCAAAGTACCCATCGTTTAAATAAAAAATAGATGAGTACACTGTACGGTCACTTGCAAAATCATTATGTAGGGGTTGATTACAGTCATCAGGCCACTTTACTATTTGTATCCACTCTATAACTGATTTATTAATTTTATAAGTATGATTATTAATAAATTTAAATATATCATCGAATTCAGGCATACCTGTGTAATTGCCTTGCTCATCAGTTTTACCAATATTTATTGTGCTAGTGCATCTATAAATTTTTCTTAAATGAATATTTTGTTCAAAAAAATCAATACAATATTTTGATATTTTATCAGATATAAAATTATCTATAATTTGAATCATGCTTGTAAAATAAATTATTTAACATAATATGTAGAAGATGCACATACTTTCTTTGCATTTTGGACACGATGGAGCATTTTCTATCTCGAAGGGCAATAAGCTTTTACAGCACTGTCAGCTAGATAGATTTAATAGAATTAAACATCAATCGCATTTATCAGGGAACTTATTATATTATTTAAGATCTTTAAATATAAAATTCAGTTTTGTTTTATTAAATGATCTTAATAATGGATACGAAACAATAGATGTTTTTAATTATAAAAGAATTTTAAAAAATTTTAATTTAATAGATAATAATACAAATGTTTTAAGGTTTGATCAAAAACACAACCGAAAGCATCACATCTATCATGCATACTGTAGCAGACTTTTTCATGGCGATAATAAACATTATGCAGTGTTAGATGGTGGAGGTGTAATGCAAGATCATACAGGTGAATATGAAAGAGAAACAATTTTTGATGAAAACTTTCATAAAATTAAAGAAACCACCATGAGAATAGGATGTAGATATGGAACTATTACAGGAGATTTGTTTCAAACTACTTATGAACAAGGATGGCATCTATGTGGAAAAACAATGGCTTTATCTCAGTATGGTAAAAATTTTATAAAAAATCTAGATCATGTAAAATTGTCTGAAGATAAAAATAATAAAAAATGTCAAGATTTTTTGTACTCCTTACAAAAACAAACAGAGGAGGACATTTTAAGTATAATGCCAAAAGAAAATGTTAATTACTCAGGAGGCGTTGCTCAAAACATTTTAGCTAATTCTCAATTTTTAAAATACAAAAATTTTAATATCGATCCTTTATGCATAGATTCTGGTATTTCATTAGGTCTCCTAAATTATTTTTTAAAAGGCACATTAGAAAAATTAAATACTGTATATCTTGGCCCTAAACCTAATTATCAAGAAATAAGTATATTTAAAGATTTTGATATAATAGATAGTAATGAAAACAAAGTCGCACAAATATTAAAAGACAATCCAGTCGCATTATTTCAAGGTAGATCTGAACAAGGTCAAAGAGGATTAGGTAATAGATCTTTACTTATTAACTGTTTTAACAAAGATGCAATAGAAAAAATAAATAAAATAAAAAACAGAGAATGGTACAGACCTTTTTCACCAAGTGTTATTGATGAAGAAGCTAATTCTTTTTTTCATATGCAAGGTAAAAAGTCTCCACACATGATGTACGCTTTTCAAACTAAAATTAATTTACCTAATGTTAGTGCAATAGATGGTAGTAGTAGAGTTCAAACTGTGGCTAAAAATTACAATGTTAATTATTACAATTTACTAAAAGCTTCTGATGGTATATTATTAAATACAAGCTTAAATTTTCCAGGACAAGTTCTTGTGGAAAATCTTTATGATTTAAAATATATGTTAGATTACTCTCCCTTAAAATACGCTTGGCTACCTGATATTAATAAGTTAATAATAAAAAAATGAAACAACAATATAAAATAGAAAATTTTATTGGTATTTTTGATAATTATATAACTCAACAAGAGTGTGATAAAGCAATCAGGTTATTTGAAAGAGAAAATAAATTTAAGAAAACATTAAGTAGAAAACAGTTTGAAGACGCTAGTATCGTAGAAAAAAAAGATGTTCAATATTTTGCTGGTTCAGGTAATCTAGACATATGGTGGGAGGATTTAAAATCTTTAATGATAAATTTTAATTTAGCTTTTAATCATTACCTACAAGAAACTGGTGGTGATGCTGCATACGATCATGGAGAATTTCATTTTACTCAATTAAAGGTTCAAAAAACTTTACCAAAAGAAGGATATCATCAATGGCACATAGAACATATGCGTGGAGCTAAAGGTGAACCTAGAGCATTTGCTTATTCAGTTTATTTGAATGACGTAGAGGATGGGGGTGAAACAGAATTTTTACACTTCTCAAAAAGAGTAAAACCTAAAATGGGCCGTATTGTTATTTGGCCTTCAGGTTTTCCTTATGTTCATAGAGGTAATCCACCATTATCAGGTGAAAAATATATCTTAACTTCTTGGATGAATTTACGAAGTGTATGAAGTAGGTCTTGGCCCTAATCTTGCAATTTTTTCTTCCTCTGTCTCTGCACTGCTACCATCTTCATTTGTAAGATTATTACTATCCCAATCAGATTGTAATTGAGTTAAATGAGCAGCGTCCCACCTAGTTATAAAGTCTTGAAAATCTCCTAAATTACCATTGTTCCAAGTAGCATGAGGAGTGTTGTCACGATACTCTATAGTGTCGTTATGATCTAAATTATCATCGTGATATTGAATCGCCCATACATTTGAAAACTTATCTTGTCCCCAAAAAGAATCATCTTCAATTATGTATGCAGTTCCATAACCAGAATTATTTTTTACACTGTGGTTAATCACCATTTTGTCTTCAAAAACTACTGTCCAATTAGAATGTGTACTCATAATTCTCCTATGTTTTAATAATATATACTACAGTTAAATAAGGTTGTAAAACTGAAGTAGAATCTCCTGTAAAAGTTGCACTTAAATTGTGTGTATGTCCACCACCGCCTCCAGTGTTTCCTGTTGAAGAAGGGTTGAACTGTCTTGCTGGGTTAGCTGGGTTTCCTCCCGGAGCTGGGCCACCATCTGTAGCTCCACCCGTGTGCGAGTGAGATGCTAATTCATTTGTAGCTAATGTGTGTGATGCAGCATTACCAGCAACATTTCCTGTTGATTGAACTGTGTTAGCTCCGCCAGTTGACCCTAAAGCTTTATTAGGTGATTTAGAAACAGCTACATTGTCCGCTAAATTTGGTACGTTAAAAGTTGATGAACCATCACCAGCTCCGTAAGTCGTACCTACGATTGCAAATAACGCAGAATAAGTTGATCTTGAAACAGCTGCTCCATTACACTCTAAAAATCCACTTGGTAAAGAAGATGATGTCCATGGAACAATAGTTGCTGTTGGTATACCTTCGATACCAGTAAGATTTGCTCCAGAAAAATCGTATCTTGTTGCTTCGTAATTTGACATATTATTTCTCCATATAAGTCCAGCCTATATTTGAACCAGAATAAACTAATCCAAAACCTGCAC